TGCCGCGTCTCCGGCCACCTCGGTGAGCCAGATCTCCGTAGGGTCCTTGATGGTATCCGCCAGCAGCTTCAGGTAAATCTCCCGATCCCCCTTGAACACCTTCAGCGCATCGGCTTTCCGGTCCCGGAACAGCTCCTCCGAGATAACGACAGGGTCATCCATCGCATCGTGAAAGACCACCGGCGCTCCGATGTCGCCGCCGAACTCCTGGAGGAAGCGCTTGACGTACTCCTCCTCGGTCCAGCCGCTGGCCTGGTGGGTCGGCAGCAGCATGTCAGGCTCGATCGGTTTCGCCGGCAGATCCTCGATCGGGATTTTCGGAGAGAATGAGGGATCGACGGCGGTGACGGGAGTACCCGGATCGAGCGGCCGGGGGGTGAACGGCTCCTGCCATGATTCGCCGGGGTTGTAGCTCCAGCCGGCGTCAGGGGTGAAGGTGAACGGCTGCCCCAGCTCATCGACGCCGCGGTACTGCGCGACCTGGACCGTGGTCCCGTCGTTGCCTGCCGGCACGTCCACGAAACTCAGCTTGCCGTCCGAACTTTCCACCGTGAGCCCCATGGCCTTCACTTCCTCGGCCGAGAGCGCCACCACCCGGCAGCGGCAGCGGAAGCCGTTGGGGGGGTAGATGTAGCTCCAGATGGGATCGTCGTAACGGAAGACCTTGCCGTGCATGGCCCGGTGGGCCGGTCGGGTGCGGGAGTCGATGACGGCCACGTACATCCAGTACGGCTTGTTTTCGACGTTTTCCATCATGGCTTGGTACTGCCCGGCCATGTAGCTGGTCTGGAGATTGGTCTGATAGATCGTCTGCAGGCGGTAGGGACTGCCCAACTGCGACACCCTCAGCTCGCCGGTAGTCTCATCGAGCACCTCCTGCTTGCCCCACCATCCCTTCGCCTGCAACAGCGGCGTCAGGTCCTGGCGGAACTGCGCCAGGGTGCGCCCCTCGGCCAGCGCCCGGTCAACCGCGCCCCGGATGTCCTCCAGGATGTCCATGCGCGTGGCCTTGGCCACCGTGAATGCCTTGCTTTGCGCTGCGCCGAGCATTTCCTGCCAATCGAAGGTGATCGCGTACCCCTTACTGCGGAAGTAATCGAGAGCCCTCTCGGGCGGCAGTCCGAATGCATGTGACAAATCGACCGGATCAGGCATTCAGCCGCCCCCAGCAGTCGGCCACGAAGAACGCCCGGCTAAGCATTTCCTCCAAGTCCTTGGTGTCCATCTTCGGGTAGAGCGAAAGGAGCTTCTCCTGAACGGTCGCCAGATCCTGGCCTTTTAGAATCAGGTCGAGCACCGGTTTGAGCGGTCCACTCACCCAGTTTTGCATCGCGGCGGGAGAGGTGTCGGTGATGGCGTTGTCCAGGGTGGTCTGATCGGGATAGGCGTTGTTGGCGGTGTCGGCGAACTGGCCCGAAGAGTTGCCGGCGGCCGCCAAGGGAGGCGGTCCTTGCTGGGTTGCCGGCGCATCCTCCACGTCCTCCGGATCGAGGCCGTAGGTCTTGAGGTAGTAGGCCGTGGTGAACCGCTTGCCGGAGCGCGCCATGGAGGAGGAGAGCAGGTTGTCCCTCTGGGCCTGGGTCGTGTCGATCTTTTCGCGCGGCTTCAACTCGAAGTTACAGACGGCGTCGCTGGAGCCCCAATTAACCTCGAAGATCCAGTTGATGACCTGTTGCATGGTCCGGGTGATCAGGTTGGCGTCGTCGTCGCGCAGATCGTCGCGCACCACGACAGCGGTCGTGTCGTTGCCCAGCTTACCCGTGGTCGATTCGCCGGCACCGGCATGGCCGTGCCAGACCGTGGATATTGCCGAGTTGGCCTCGGCGATGATGCCGCGATACAGGTCGGAGGTAGCGGTTTTGGTGCCGGATTCCAGGAATTCGACCGAGCCGTCATCGGGGATCACGGCTGCGCCGTCGGCAACCATCTGCACCAAGGTCTCCAGCATCTGGTCCCGTTGTTCTTTGCCTGCCGAGCGGGGCTGTTTGCCCACCGGCCACACCTGGCCGTATTTCTCCCCGAAATAGATCCAGAACCGCCAGCCACCCTTTTTGAACACCACCGGCCAGAAGCAGCGACTGAGGAATCCAAGGCCGTAGGGGTTGTCGTAACTGGCCTCGTTGGTCGGGCAGACGAACGTCCTGGGCGGCAGCTCCTCGCCGTCCATCAGGTGATCCCGCGACCGGAAGCGCAGATCGTTTTCCTGACCGAATACGAACCACCTCTGCGGTTTAGCGACCAGCTTGAGGGGTAGGGAGAGCCCGTCGCGCTGGCCCCATATCAGCTCGATCGGCGCGTAACCGTAGCCGCGTCCGCCTTTGATGATGGCCTCGAACAGGGCATCCATATCGTAGGTGGCGAACAGGGCCTGGACGGCCTTGTGCTGTCGGGCATTGGCCTGACCGCGCTCGATCTTCCAGACCATGGACTTGACGGCACCCACCCGGTTGATGACCCCGCCGCCCACCCGGTCGTCCACGAGGAGATCGGTATAGACCTGGATATCCTTGCCCTGGGCCTTCAGAACCGGGTCGGGGTTGGGTAGGTAGAAACTGCCAATGGCATAGTAGTCGATGGAGCGCGACCGGACCGCGATCTCCTTGGAAAGGGAGGCCGGCGCACCTTGGCCGTCGTCGAAACGCATGAAAGAGCCGTCAGGCAGATAAAGGCCGTTTGCCATTGTCAGTACCCCGTAAGTAAGTCTTTTGCTGTGCCGCGGCCGTAGCCGGCGGAGAAACCACCCTCCGTGGCGGGGATGGGTTTGGATATGCCCCAGGCCGGGCCGTTGTCGGTACCTGCCGCATGTATGGCCAGCGCCAGCGCCCAAAAGCGGTCGGCGTGGCCGTTTTCGCTCCGCTCTGCCGTAAACCGGATGTTGCCGGCGAGGGTCGTCTCTTTGGTCACCGCTCGCAGATCCGCGCGGACCTCCGGCTTGTAGGGAATCCGAAGCTTCTTGTCTTCCATCCGGCCACGCACCGGATAGGCGAGTTCCTCCTTCACGCGAGAGGTGAAGGTGACGCACTCGATGCGGTACTGGCCGAACTGCCGCTGCGCGTCGTCGCCCCAGCCGATGCCGATGCCGGTGTAGTCCAGGCAGCAGCGATCAACTACAGCCAGCCAGGGCCACAAGATCTTTTCCTGGTCCGGCTTGCTCATGTTGCGCAACTCGATCACCGCACGGGTGTAGAGCACGTCGCCGAGCAGCTCCAGCACCCACAGGACGGTCAAGTCCTTTACACGGCCGATATCCAGGCCCGCAAAGAGCCGCCGCCCCTTCAGGTCGGCACGGAGATCCAGCTCCCACTGTTCTTGGCTGCCGTACTCGCACCCGGCGATCAGGTCGTATTCCAGGAAGGCGGAGGCATCGTCGGCCGGCTGGCACATGTACTCCTGGAGGAACGATTCCTCGTCGGCGCAGCCCCCCTTGATGAAATCGAAGTACGTCGCTTCATCCATGGCCTGCTGTTCCGCGTCGTCCGGAAGCGCCTGTTGCAGCTTGTAGAGAAACCCCTGATCAAGGGCATCCTGGAGCGTGACCCGGTGGAGGCTGATTTTCTTGGGATTGCCGTGCTCCCGGACAGGACGGACGATGTCGGTGTTGAAGAAATTGGCGCTGCCGCGATGGGTGGTGACGATCTCCATGGAGCCGCCCCAGGTGAGGCCGGGATAGGCAATGCTCCAGAGTTTGCGGGGATCGGCGTGCAGGGCGAATTCATCCAGGATGCGGCCGCCGCGTTTACCGGCCTGCGCATCGGGGTTTGAGCTCATGGAGTAGATGCGCTTGCCGGAGGCGAAGTGAAGGACATAGGCGGAGAGCTTCTTCTCCGGATCTATGACGACCTCGCCAAGGTCCTGGGCGGCAAGATCGAACATCTTCGCCCACATCTTGCAGTCTTCCAGGAACAGCCGCGCCTGAATGTCATCCCGAGACGATACCCATTGATCCCACCGTGCACCGGCGCGGGCTGTCCGCTCGACCGCCGGATACGCCGTGCTCCAGGAGATCCCGATCTGACGCGACTTCTCCATGGCTTTCAGGCGGCTGGTGTCGTTGATCCAGCGCTCCTGGAAGTCGAGAAAGAGCCCTTGCGGGTTATGAGGGAGGATCTTTGCGTTTCCCATTAGCTCGCCATTTTCAGTACGTCGCGGCGGATGATCTCGATCGTTTCCGCCGAAACTCCTTGTTGCTTGGCTGTCTCCGCAATCGTTCCGGCCGCCTCTTGCAGCGCCTGCTTGCGGGCCTCGCTGATCCGCTTGTCGCTTTCGCTGGCCGCCTTCTCCAATCTCTCCACCGCCAGCGCCAGCTCTTTCAACGCTTTCGGAGCGACCGGCTTATCCTCTTCGGAAAGCTTCATGGCCGTGTCAAAGGCGAGGTTGCGGACGATCTCGTTAAGGAGCTGACCAACCTGACCGGCCGGCTCGCTGCCAAGCTGACCGATCCACATGGAGGCGATTTCGCGCCCCTGCCGCAATTTCGCGCCTACCTGCTCCATCCTCTGGGAGTAGCGGTTCAGCGCCGACTTCGATACCTTCTCCTCCCCGCGCTCGGCCAGGATCGCGTTGATCCGCTCGGTCGCCTCCAACTGCGAAATGCGGGGATCGCGGAGCAGCTCCTGAAGAGCCTTCAGGACATCGGGAGCGAGTTGCTCGATGCTCGATCGGCGGCCCATCAGCGTCTCGGGCTCGGGCGTTTAATGCCGGGGATGGTATGACGGCCAGCGGCCACGTCCGCGCCGAGTTGGGTGAGGGTGGCAACGAAGATCCCGCACACCTCACGGAGGGTGACGACTCCCTGTTCTTGCAACCAGGTCAGCTCCGTCCTCACGCGATCGCGGGAGATCCCGTGGCCGAACTGCTCCAGGACCGTCTGCAGGATCGACTCGTTCAGGGTGTAGGCGCTATCCTCGGCGAGGGTCCGCACCAGGACGAGGCGGATGTCCGAGGTGACAAGTTCGCGAAAGTCGCTGGCCATATTTACTTTCCTCCCGCATTCAGCAAGTGTTCGTTTACAAGCTCGACCGAGTTGGCCAAGCCCGTGACGACTCCCACCAACTCCCGAATGTCGCCATGCAAGCTATCCAGGCGCTTGAAGAGATCCTTATCGTTTTCTTCCATGCGCTGATGGTTCGCGCAGACCGAGCGCTGACTAAACTTCAGTTCCAGCGCCGCAAGCGAATTGCTGGCGGCCTCCTTTTGCTGCGCCAGCAAATCGGACACCGTCTGTTTATGGGTAGTAACGGAGACTACGGCCTCTCCGGCCTTTCTCTCGGCCGAGGCAAGGCGCGCATCAAGAGCTGTGATCTGCCGGTTGAGCAGCCAACGGATGGCGCCGATCAGAAAACCGGTCCATCCACCCAGTAGTGCGATAGCGGTGGCGATCATCGGCCAGGGGATCGTTAAGCTCACAAAGCCCTCCAGTGGGAATGGATTTCAAATGCCTCTTGGCATGTGATGCACTTGCGGCAGCCGGGAACCGCCAGCCGCCGTTTTTCGGGAATCTCTTCACCGCAGTCCTCGCAGTGAATCACTGCCGGCCCGCTCGGCCGACCGCGCATGTGTTCAGCCAGGGCACCGGCTTGAAACTGCTCATTGACAGCCTGCGCCCGATCAATATCGTCCGGCATCAGTGCCCCTTCCTGTACCCGTCCAGCAGCCGCTCTAGCTCGGCCGAGTAGCCCATGAGCGCCTCGAGGCTACCCTCCACAGCACGGACGTATTGATCGGCTGTTGCGTTCGGCGGCAGGGTGGCGATGGGGAGCTTAGGCCGGGTGACCGGCGGCGGCTCCGGACACGCCACCGGTACCGGAATCTCCACCCGCGCCGGCATGGTGACGGCAGGAGTGCATCCCGCCATAAGTACGCCGAGTACGACGTTGATGATGATGGTTCTCATCACTGTTCCCCCTGTTCCCATCGTTTACCGATCTCCACGGCGTGGTTCACTCCCCAGGCGACGGCATCGGGGCAGACCGTGGGGATCGCCGCGCGGTCGACGTACTGAATGCGTTCCTGGGTGACAACCTGGGCCTGGCTGGCGGCGGCCTCGGCCGCATGGAGGCGGTCAGCCTGGACCTGGGCGTTGCGGAGCATCTGATCGACGGCCGCGTTCTGGGCGGCAATTTGGCCACCGGCCACTTGGAGGCGGGTTTTGTCCACCTGTTTTTCCGCCCGCGCCGTGTCCAGCCGGGACGACTGGACCTCGAACGCGACCGACAGCCCCATGGAGAGGAGAAGGAGTCCTGCAGCCGCAAAGAGCAGGACACGTCCACCGAGCGCGTTGATAATGACGTCGATCATGTCAGTCCACCGACCGATCGATCCACGAGAGGAAGAACGGGCGCATCTTGGGCTTCTTCTTCACCAGGGCGTCGTAGAAGGCGACCCGCTTCATGCGAATGGAGTTGTAGAAGGCGATGCGGTTGGGACGGGTTGCGGTATAGGCGTTGATCCACTCCATGAACTCGCGGGTGAAGCCGGGCCGAACAGGGGTCGGATGACCGGAAGCCCACTCGTACTCGCGGGCCAGTTTGACCAGGAGCGCCCGGCCGCCCCCTTCGCCCATGTTCACGACTTCGTCGCAGAGTTCGTCGGCGATACCCTGGGATTTCAGGACGTAGAGGTATTTCGAGTCCCAGAAATCCCGCTTGTAGAAGCGGGCCGCATCCTCGACGGTCAACCCCTTGATGGTCTTGCCCTGGCGGAGCAACTCCGCGCCGTAGGTGTTGGCGGCAATGCCGTACTTAGTGCCGAGGCACCGGCCTTTGCCGACCTTGCCGCCGGTCCAGTTGCCGGGATCGTTGCGCGCGCAGGTGTAGCCTCCCTCATGGGGAAGAATCGTTTTGTGGAATACGGGATCGAAATTGGCGGCGAATGCCGGCAGAGAGACGAGAACTACTGACAGAAGAAAGACGATAAAACGAAATGAACGCATAACCACCTCCTGATTGATTGAAAAAGGGGCGGGGCTTGCCTTCCCTTTTCAAGCCCCGCCAAAATGAGGAACATGACGGTGATCAGGATAGTGGAATGGAGAAATGATAGTCAGTTGAAATGTTTCAACAATAAAAAGCCCCCAACCTGTGAGGAAGGGGGCTTTGCTAACCTTACGCAAATAGCATAACCGTGACTATTTTACAATGCCTGTGCCTGTTCGTCTTCCAATTCGGCAAATAAATTACCCTGAACACGTTTGATTGCGATAGTCCGAATAACCGCTATGCGGTTGTATACCTGCCGCTCGGACAAGCCGAATTTCCGCCCCACGGCAGCATAGTTTCTGCCGTCGAACTCCTCCCAAATCTTCCAATCGCGGGCATCCATCTCCTCAAGGTCGGTTTTGGGGATGAAAACCGAGTCGCCGCCCCACTGCCGTCGGATCGCATCGGCCGCGATCTTGACCACAACATCGGCCTGCTCGACGGTGAAACGACTATCGGCCAGCAGTGCGACCCGCAGGAAGTCGCGGAGTTCTATCAAGGTTTTTGAACGTGGCGGCATATCATTTCTCCCCGCTCAGATCCCAATGCTCTTTCTGAGCCTTTTTCCTCAACGCCGTGATGATCCGGTAAAGGTTATCCTCGGCGACCCATGCAACCTTGTCTGCCAGCCGCATCTGTTTGGCGATCGCATCGGCATAGCTCCAAGGGAGTCCGCCAATCGTCAGAAGCGCCTCGATCTTCTGCATCTGCGCCGCCCGATTGCCGCGATCGGCATTCTTCGGCCGCCCAGGGTAATCCTTCTTCTCGATGCTCTTCTGAGGCTGGAATCCGCTTCGCCGAAGGTGATCCATCACCCGGTGGAGACCGCCGTCGCTCATTTTCGCGCAGGAGGGGGTCCCACCGATCTCCTGGAGCATGGCCCGGTAGGTAGAGCGCGGGTCCTTGTCGCTGGTGTCCATGCCGAGGGCGGTGGCTCCGGCGTGGATCGCGCCGATCAGCGCGCCCCTGGCGCGGGGGGAGAGAGAGGGTTTACGCTGCATCATGGCCTCCTTTGATTACCCTCAACTGCGCCGCCTGTTTACTGAGTTCGCGGCGGCGCTCCGGTTCGTTTACTTTCTGTCCCGACATGGTGAACTGGCCGATCAGTTCGTCGATCAGCGGCCGGACACGTTCGTAGTCGGCGGCGACGGCATCGGCATCGATCGGAGCAGCCAGCACTACACTGATAGGTCTACGCGGCATCTGCTCGATTACGTCGATTGGGGCCGGCCACTCGCGGATACGGCCGAAAATGCGGCGGAATCCCTCGGCGATCCTCTGCCTGTCGATCCCCTCCGAGTAAACCTCCCGCCGGAATGCCCCCACCCAGATGTTGAGAGTCAGGCCAATGATGTCCTCGGCCGGGGTGTTCCGCAGCCGCAGGGCCAGCAGGGCCTGAAGCCCGCTGATCACCTCATCCTCGATCCAGTCAGCCACGTCGATGCGCCTCCAACTGGGCGATCGCGCCCAGATGTTTACTCGGCCGACCCTGTTTAACGACCTGGCTGCCGATCGGCCCGGCCACGGCAGCAGACGTGGAGGTTGGGATGCTCTCAAGGACCCGCTTCAGGTAGTTGTGGTTTTTCATCGGCTTTTGATCGCCGCCAGCCTCCCGCTTCGCCCGGATCGCCTCGACTGTCTCGGCCAATGCCGCCTCCAGGCGCTGCGCATCCGCATCGAGCCCCATGACCTCCTCCGCCAGCCGCAGGACGCGCGACCAGGCGAGGTCGCGCTTTTCGCTCCTGAATAGTGCCAAGTAGGTGAGCAGGCTCCGGGGATAGCCTCCCCGGAAGGCGACCTTCAGCAGCTCGGCGGCGGCTTCGTCTTCAATGAACGATTCGACCGGGTGTTTCGCGTGGCATGTGGGACAGCGAAGTTGCATTAGAGTTCCTCGTGATCAGCTACCGTTAACCATGATGCGGGTCGACCTTCCGAGCTTGTGGTTCAGGTCGCGCCACGCCTCTTCCATGTATTTGGGCAGAGCAATGTGATTCCCTACCTCTGACTGCCATTCCATCTCAATAGCGGTGACAAAACGAATAGCGGCTGCGGCCAATGGACACTGTTCACAGACCTGCCGTTGTGTCTCCATCGCCAGCCGTTCCGCTGTTT